ATTTTTTGTATTGGACTCCAAAAGATCTGTTATAAACGGTATCATAACAACAGCGTCTCCCGGTCCTTCTATGAATTGAGACAACTTTTTTATCTCGCTTTGTATGAATTCTTCTTGATTTTTTTGCTTATTATACAGCTCCTCTACCAAATTCTGTATACTTTTACCAGCAAAAACTTCTTTTTCTAGTTCCATGGTGTTTTTTTATAAATATTCAATACTCCATTTCTTGTAGATATTCATTTAAAACGACCTTATACACTGTCTTTAACTTTTTTATCACCCTTGTTATAGTATTGGTTTGAACATCTACCATCTCTTTTACGTAAATGTATATCAGCTTTTTATTTGATAGGTCCAAAGTTTTCCTTCTTTCGAATATCTGAATGATCGCCGTTGCCGCTTTCAGATCGTTGGGAGATTGAAACATGTCGAATACTTCCAAATTCAATTTTTTTATGTACTTGTCAAAAAGCTTTTCGATATCAACGTCAGAATTAAAATCAGTGTAAATCAAAGAATTGATAGTTCTTTCTTCGTTGTCGATCTCTTGTATTTCTGCTTTAGCTACCTTTGACTTGTAGTTGTTTTTGTTGTAATTGATCAAATACCTCTTTACGGCAGTGCCAAAATACGAATACGCCTTTCCATTTTCTTCTTTGTACAGATGGAGTTTTTGCAACAAAAAAGATATCACTTCGTACTTTAGATCTTCTATAGAGTCAGTGTCTAAGTGATAGAATTTGAAAGAGTGTATTATGTTTTCTACCAATTTATAGAAAGCATAGTGTATCTTTTCGTTGTATATCCTATTCCTTTCTGCAAGATCCTCGGTGATTCTATACTCTAAAATCGCTTTTTGGGTATCTTCTGTGAAATAGTTGTTGTTCTTCTTCGGTTTTCTTTTTCTAACGGTACCTTTTTTTGTAAAAAGCAAATCGTTTTCTTTAATTTCAGTCATGTTAATCTAGATACTGTTCTGTAGTTGTTTTTATCTGTTTGATGTTTTCGAATAAGGATAACAGCTCTGGATCTGATTGCACCCACATTGTTGAATCTATCTTATCAACCAAAGAACAATATTCTTTGTAAAGGTTGGTAGTCAAAGCTATGTGGTTTTGTTGCTTTATAACAATGTTCTCTAGTTTTTTGTTTTTAGTATATAGGTTGAAGATTATGTAAGCTATAACGCTTACAACCCAAATTGATATTGATACTATCAGTGTTGTCATTTTTTTTTAATTTTGAGTTTCTACCCGACTCGCCATTAGGTCCGCTTGGTGTAATATGAATGTTAGATTTGATTTTATTTCGAATTCGTGGTTGTACGTTACGTAGTAGGCTTTGTTACCCTCTTCGTAAAGGCCATCGTGCAACTTTATTGCCAAGTACTCCCTTTCGTTAACCGCAATACCAGCCTGCTGTAAGTAAAACAGACTTCTGTCAGCGATTCTCATATGAGGAATGTTTGAGTTGTATTTGTAAAGCAAACCTTGTTTTTCTATCTTCCACGCGTCGTCAACCGGTAAATAGAAGGGTTGTTCGTTTGTACCAAGTTTTCCTAGATCGTGATTGATGGCGCAAAACACAAGTTCTTCTACAGTGTAATCCTTTTTTTGATTGAATCTGTCCCAAACTTTATCCAAAACTAATGCAGCTTCAACCACTCTGATAACGTGATCAACGTAACCGCCAATAAAGCAATTGTGATGAAACACTTTTGAAGACGCTGGTGCTGTCACCAGAGTCAGCTCTATGCTTTTGTAGAAATCTAAGAGATCGTCCTTACGCTTACTAGAGATGTATTTATCTATTAATTGGTAAAACCTATCTAAGTTGTCTTGTAGCTGTTGCTCGCTAAGCGTTTTTGTTTTGTGTAATGTGTTATGCATAACTGTGATTTTATATATAATATTACACAATTTTTTTTAACTCTAATAAAAATTCTTTCTAGTTGCGTTTTAAAACAGCGGTATGTTACGATTGCTTGAGAATGTTGTACATATCCGTTAGAGACAGAACCTGGATTGCTACGCGATCGTCCGCAAGCTTTTTGGTTGGAGTGAAAGACGAGTAGTTGTTTGCAAAATATACTATAGTGCTTATTTCTTTGTAAACTGTAAAACCGTTCTTTTCTATGGGCTTTTTCTCTATTATCACAGATATTGGGTACGTGAAAGTGCCAGTGAGCCTTTCCATTTCGTCACACACAGCACCGTTTTTGTTGCAGTGCACAACAGTATGCAAAACACCGGCCTCATTGAGTTGGTTAATTAGCGTTTCGCACCTAGTGCAGCCTTCGAGAGCCAATATCTTGATTTTCTTCATCTTCTAGTAGTTTATTGTCCAGCTCCAAAAGCAGCGAAAACAGTGTAGCTCTTGTTTCAGGATTAAGTTTATCAAAGAATTCATCGATGTAATTGTAAAGCACCAACAGATCTTCTTCTGTTATATCCTGCTTTAATTCTTCTAATTTCTCTGCGTTAAATTGCATAGTAAGCGCTTAAGGGTTTGTGTTTTTTTTTGATTCCTTTTTGGTAGACTGATTATAACAAATTTCCCTTAGCGGCCTTTATGCCGTCGGGTACACCCGATATTAAATTTGTTTTTATTTCGTTTCCCTATTTGTATACCTGACGCCCATTATCGATCGCCTGGTAGCGAAGTTGCTGTTTAGTCTAAAACTCGACCATGGAATCACACCAAGCTACGGTATAGAGCCTAAACTTTCGCGTTAACGATCAAATATACAAATTAATTTTGAATAAAAAAAATAAATTTCACAATATTTTTAAATTTTATACTTTGAAATACATTTTATATATTCACTGTAATTATGAGCGATCAACAGTTAAAAATAAATAGCGACGTTCTTGATAAAGACACACAAAAGTTGGTATTGGGTGTATTAGAACACAATTTTGGCAAGGCCAAATCTGACAAGAAAGGCAATTACGTCTTCCACTGTCCGTTTTGCAAGCACAAGAAACCCAAGCTTGTGGTTAACGTAGTCACTGGAAAATACAATTGTTGGACGTGCGAGCCTTCGACCAAGGGAAAGAAGCCAGACACGCTATTGATGAAGCACGGCGCGAAAAAAGAAGACATACAAGAGATAAGAAGCTACTACAAAATCAAAAGCTTTGCAAAAAACGAAGAGTTTGTAGAGAATGTTGCCGCGCTACCGACTGAATTCCAGCAACTTCCGCTAAAACCAAAGTCTCTTTTAGAAAAAAAGGCATTGAATTACCTTTTAAAGGAACGAGGTTTAACTGAAACGGACATCATAAAATACAACATAGGTTATTGCGAATACGGTAAATATAAGAACAGGGTAGTAATACCATCTTACGATACCAACGGAAAGCTTAACTACTTTGTTGCAAGAGCAATCAGCGATAAAGAGAGAATGGCTTACGATGGGGCAAGCGTTGACAAGAAAAACATAATAGGCTTTGAGTACTACATCAATTGGAACCTGCCAGTCATACTTTGCGAGGGCGCATTCGATGCTATAGCCATAAAAAGGAACGCTATACCACTTTTTGGGAAGTCGATATCAAACGCCCTAATGAAGAAGTTGGTAGAATCTAAAGTAAAAACCGTGTACATAGTATTAGACAATGACGCTTTAAAAAAATCAACCGCGTACGTAGAAGAGTTGATAAGTTACGGTAAAGAAGTGTATCACATCAACCTAGAAGACAAAGATCCATCAAAGGTCGGATTCGAGCAAATGATCAAACTTCTGCAAAAAGCGAAACCGATAAAACAGGAGGAATTGCTATTCAAAAAAATGCAAATGGCGTTAGCTAATATATGAGTAAAATTAAGAAAACGAAGTGGAACATCGAAAAAATTGGTAAGATATACCACGTTAGCGACATTCACGTTAGGAACTACAAGAGACACCAAGAATACAAAAACGTCTTTCGCGCTCTCTACGAAGAGTTAAAAAATAGGATAACAGAAAACGATATAATCTGTTTGACTGGTGACATAGTGCACTCAAAGACCGATGTGAGTCCTGAGCTTTTTCACGAAGTACAAGCGTTGTTGAAAAACCTTTGTTCTATAGGCAAAGTTTTAATGATCCCTGGCAACCACGATACGAATCTAAACAACATGAATCGTATGGACGCGTTGACACCAATAGTGAACGCTCTAAACGACGAAAACCTTTACTACTTCAAGGATTCAGGCGTACTCGAAATAGGAGATTGTATGTTCTACCACTGGTCTGTGTTTGATGCTTCCTCAAAGTATCCGAAAGTAAATAAAAGCGACTCACACAAAAACATAGCGTTATACCACGGGTTGGTAAATAACTCTACTACGGAAGCGGGGTATGTGCTACACAGCGATAGTATGAAAGCCGAATCTTTCGACGGATTCGATTTAGTGCTACTTGGGGACATACACAAGCAACAATACCTAAACGAAAGTAAGACTATAGCATACCCAGGTTCGCTTATACAGCAAAATCACGGAGAGGATCTAATACACGGTATACTTGTGTGGAACATAGAAGATTTTAGTTCAGAATTCCTAGAGATCAGCAACGATACCGCTTTCTATACTGTGGAAGTTAACAACGGGCTTTTCAACCCGCTGCCAAATAACCTACCAACCAACCTATACCTAAGAATAAAGTATAAAAACACTGATCAAAGCACAATAAAAAGCTTAGTAAACGAAATAAAAAGGGACAAAAACATCATAGAAGTCTCCTACCAAAAGCTTTACGATTCAAGCAAGCGAGAAAACAGCGCAAACAACGTTAGAGGCGTAGACTTTAGGTCTGTAGATAAGCAAAGGGAGCTATTGTACAACTACCTAAACAGCAAATATAAGCTTGATGCAGCCTCGATACAAAAGGTGCACGACATAAACGATAGGATCAATGCGCAATTGCCAAAGAACGAAGTACCAAGAAACAGCATGTGGTTGCCAAAGCGCTTCGAGTTCGAAAACATGTTCAGTTACGGTAAAAACAATCACATAGACTTTACGAACATGGAAGGCACTTACGGTCTTTTTGCTCCAAACGCAAGCGGTAAGTCCACTCTGTTAGACGCTATCACGTACTGCATATTCGATAAGTGCACCAAGAGTACGAGGGGACACCAAGTCATGAATAGCAATTCAAACACGTTCTATTGCAAGCTTGAGTTTGAGCTGAACGGCACAGATTACGCGATCGAGAGAAACGCAAGGAGGCAAAAGAGTGGAAACGTTAGGGTAGAAGTAGACTTTTATCACTTAGACGATGACGGCAATAAGGTATCGCTAAATGGTAAAGAGAGAACAGACACCAACAACAACATAAAGAACCTTTTGGGAAGCTACGACGATTTCATACTCACTACGCTGTCAACGCAAAGCGGTAACACAGGCTTTATAGACATGAACCAAAAGGACCGTAAGGACCTGCTATCACAGTTCCTTGACATAGGAGTGTTCGAACAGATGTACGAAGCAGCAAACGAAAGCTCAAAGGAAACGATGGCCATAGTTCGTCACCACCAAAAGAACAACTACGACGAACAGCTTTACGAAAAAGAGACAAAGATAGAGGACATCGATAGACAGCTCAACAGCGCTATCAGCAACGTTCAAGGCCTAAGAAATAGGATAAAGGACCTAAACGAAAAGAGGATTCAATTAGCAACCAAGTTCCAGGACGTAGATGAATCTGTGATAGACGAAACAGTGCTACTGGACAAGAAGAACGAAGCCCAGTCGATGTTAAACGATCTCTCTGTTGATAAAAGCAACCTAAAGCGCAAAGAAGACTCTTTAAATCAAGACGAAGAAGCGTTGAAATCTTCTATAGATGAGATAGACGAAGCGCAATTGAAACAAAGAGAGAAATCAATATCAGAAGTTAAGAACAAAATAAACGCGGTTAACTTAGAAATAAAGCAAATAGAGAGCGACATTTTCCACAAAAATAAGAAAATGGAGCAGTTAAAAGAGCTAAAGTACGACGAAAACTGTAAGTATTGCATGGACAACATCTTTGTTAAGGATGCAATAAACACAAAAAGCGAATTACAAAAGGACCAATCTAATTTACAAAATAAAAAGAAAGAATTAAGCGAGTTAAAAGAACAACTGCAACAGTACGGAGACGTAGATGCTGACAAAAGAAAGCTGTTAGACCTAAAAAATAAGCTAAATGCGCTAGTAAGTTCGCAGTTAAAGCTAAAGAAAGACACAATAGATAACGAAAACAGTGTACAAAAAGTAAAATCAGGCATTCAAAAGATAGACGAAAAGCTTGAAGAGAGAAAGAAACTATTAAAGGCTATAGAAAGCAACAATAGAATAAACCAAGAGATAGAGATAATAAAGAAACAAGCGCAAGAGGCTGACAAAGAGTTAAAAGAGGCAGAAGAAAACGCATCAAAGTACGACAGAGAGAAGACAGTGTTAGACTCTTCTATAAAGGACCTAAAGAAGTCTATAAACGAGCTAAAGACTTTCGAACAGGAGATGCTCCACTACCAATATTACTTAGAAGCTGTACACCGAGACGGCGTACCGCACGATTTGATAGCGATGACAATACCTCAAGTAGAAGAAGAGGTAAACAACATACTATCCCAGCTCGTAGACTTTAGAATAATACTACAAACTGACGATAAAAACGTAAACGCGTACATAGCGTACAGCGAAGAAGAGTACTGGCCGATAGAACTAACCTCGGGTATGGAGAAGTTTGTGTCTTCTTTGGCCATAAGAACGTCTTTGATAGGCATATCGACTTTACCAAGGCCGAACTTTATGGCTATAGACGAAGGCTTTGGTGCTTTGGACAAGTCAAATCTAAGCTCAATGGCCATGTTGTTCGACTACCTAAAAACGCAGTTCAAGTTTGTTATGGTAATATCTCACATAGATTCTATGAGGGACATTGTAGATTCGCACATAGAGATAAACAAAGTGGACGGTCGCTCAAACGTTAAGCATAAGTAGCGTATATTTATTTATATGGTAAAAAAGGTAATAGCTGTGTATCCTGGACGTTTCCAACCGATGGGAAAGCACCATGCAGCTACTTTCAAGTGGCTTCAAGACAAATTTGGCAAGGATAACACATACATAGTTACTTCCGATAAGGTAGAAATGCCTAAAAGCCCTTTAAATTTTCAAGAAAAAAAAGCTATCGCTGATAAGTACGGTTTTGGAGACAACCTCGTAAAGGTAAAAAACCCCTACAAAGCAGAAGAGGTGACATCAAACTACGATCCAAACACCACCGCTATAGTATTTATGGTCGGTAAAAAAGACATGGAAGAGGATCCGAGATTTAAAATAGGCCTAAAGAAAGACGGCACTCCTGGGTACTTTAAGAGGTACGAGCCGGGGAAACAGATGGAACCCTTTACAAAGCACGGTTATTTAATAGTTGCTCCTCATGTATCGCTAAAGACTCCAGACGGACAAGAGATGAGCGGCACAAGCATACGTTCTGTATTATCAAACCCAAAATCAACAGCTGAAGACTTCAAACAGATCTTTGGTTGGTACGATCCCAAGATAGAGCGCATGATCAAATCCAAATTCGAAAAAAAAGATAACGCACCTATGAAAGAAAGCTCAATATCGCTCTTAAACCTGTTAACCGAAGGAGGCACCGGTGGACATATGGCTCACCCATTCGATCTACCAAGCGTAAACACAGGAAACGACTTAATAAAAACTTTTATATTAGCTGTAAAGTCTTTACAAAAGAATCCTGGTTCGGTTAAAATAGACGGCGTTAACGCTTCTGTGAGACTTGTTGAACTTGACGGTAAGAAACAGTTCGTAATGGACCGTGGATCTAACAAACCGCTAGATGTAAAAGGCATAACTAAGGCGGATCTAGAAGATAGGTTCGCTCCCGGTCACGGAATGGTTAAGATAGGAGGAGAGGTGTTAGACATATTCAACGAATCTTTACCAAGCATACAGCCGGAACTAGCCAAACTCGGACTCCTGGACAACCCAAACATACTACTAAACATAGAATACGTATCAGGCAAGACAAACGTTCAAGATTACGGTAAAAATTTTTTGGCCATACACGGTCTTCTGAAGATACAGCAAGTGACCGAAAAGAGAAGAGCCGCAAAAGAGATACCTTACGACAAAAAAGCGCTACAATCGATGATAAACAAAATGGCACCGATTGCAAAAGAGTACGATTTTGAAATATACGGATCAATACCAGCAAAGGTAGGAAAAGAACCAAACTTCTCTAGCGAACTGTCAAAATCTTACACTGTAAATTACTCAAAAGGCAAAAAAGAGACAAAGAGTCTAAAAGATTGGTTAAAAACTACAAAGATACCGAAAGGCGTGAAGGTCACTCTAGCAGACGGTAAAAAAATAGACGCGTTAAGTAAGCAAGTGTTTGTAGGAATAAAAAACGGAACACCGCTTGACAAACTTTTAGCTAACGAAGAAGACTACAAAGCGGCCATCGACGGATTCGTAACGTATTTGGCAACCATGCAGCTTGGAGACGCTGTTTTAAAATCTATGGATAGTCCTTTAGGCGCAGTAGAAGATCAAGAGGGAGTTGTAATACGTGACAAGAGCATATACGATAAGCCTTTTAAACTAACAGGATCTTTCATACTCAGGGGTTTAGCAACATCATTCTAAATAAATGGAAGAACAACAAAGAATATCTATATACAAGGACTTTCTCAAGTTCTGTTACGGAGAGTTGAACATAAAACACGCTCCCCGTATCAAGATAACTAGGGACAAGAACTTTGTAAAAATAAATTACAGTTTCGGAGGCTACTATCCGCAAGAGAAAGCAATAGTAGTGTACGACAACAACAGAAACTTAGCGGATTGTCTAAGAACGCTTGCTCACGAACTCGTGCACCACAGCCAAAACGAAAAAGGATCGCTAAAACCAGAATCAGGAAAAGACGGTAGCGAACACGAGAACGAAGCAAACTCAAAAGCTGGTATCATACTCAGATCTTACGGTAGACAGCACCCGATCATATACGAAAACAAAAGTTTGGGAATGCTTATGGAAGATCTTAAGAAGTACCAACTTTATTGCGATATGGACGGTGTCCTCTGCGATTTTGATGCGCAGTTCGATAAGTACTTTGGAATGGGACCCAAAGAGTACATAAAAGAAAGGGGTTTACCGTCTTTCGAATCAGCGATCGAAGACGCAGGCGTAGAGTTTTGGTCGACAATGTCATGGTTTCCCGGAAGTCAAGAGATTTGGAAAAAAATAGGAAAGCACGGTACGATAATACTTTCCAGCCCAAGTAACGTTACAGACGCTAAAGAAGGCAAAAGACTGTGGATAGAAAAGAACTTGAATCCAAAACCAAAGGCGATAATATTCAAACAAACAGGGGACAAACACTCGATATTGGCTAACAAAAGCGAAGAAGAGATAAAGACTTCTGTACTTATAGACGATTACGATGTAAACCTAAAACCGTGGAAAGCAGCTGGCGGTGTGGGAATAAAGCACGAAAATCAAACAGACACATCTCACGCATTACAAACGCTAGACAAAAAGAAATAAAATGGCAAGAGCAAAAGAAAGATTGAAACCCAAAAGGAGCAAAAAGTCTAGACTAAAAAATGCTGCAAGAATAAAAGCGAATAACGAAATATTAAAAAAATACGCATCATGATAAAAATAGAAAGTCTTTTGTTTGAGAATGCTTTCAAATTGATTTCCACAAAACCGCCGCAGGTTTTTGGCATGAGAAAAGCTGTGTATAAAAGCAAAGACGGTACCACAGTAAGCGTAGTGCATAGCGACTATTCTAGAAGCATGAGAACCGGTTCAGCACTAAACGGGTATTCTTCAGTGTGGGAAGGAAACAATTTTATAGACGACGTAGAATTCAAAGGAGAAAATCACGTTGAAAAGGCTACTAAATACCTTTTAAAAAAATACGGTATAACCCACGATGTTTCTAAACTAAAAAAATATCAAAGTAAATGATTAAATTATTACCAATATTAAAAGAGCACGGAGACCAACCGCCTTACATGTATTCTAAGTACGGGTTTGGCTGCCACGTGTGTTCTTACTACGAGCTAAAAGAAGGCAAACACTATTGCAACAGTACAGATTACAAGGAACACATGGGAACAGACGAGCTAATTAATCCAGAAACGGGAGAACAGATAGAAGATCCAACTAAGTGGTGTAGCAATTGGTTCGAACCACTAAAATAATAAAAAATAAAATAATGTTATGAGCGAAAACAACCTAAAGAAAGAGTTCTCAAAAAGAGAAGTGCAACGCATGCGCAACTTAATCACAGGTAAAACAGGTGATAGAACGCAAGTACAAGCTGGTTACGAAAAGAACAAGTACGATCACAAAGAGGGAGACGTTTGGGAAGAGAGCGGTAAACAATGGACAATAAAGAACGGCATAAAACAAACCATGACCAAATTGGATACGTTTAAAAAGCTGGTTGTACTACCTATATGTTGTCCAGAGTGCAACAAACACATGAAGTCTAACGATCTTAACAAAAAAATGTACTCAATTCATGGTAAGTGTTTAGATTGCGTTATAGATATGGAAAGCAAATTAAAGTTGGAGAACAGGTACGATGACTACGCTAAATCTATACTCAACAACAATCACAACACGTATTTGGAAGACGTAGAATCCGCTTTAGAAGCTTGGTACAACGAGAACGAGTCGTACGTTACCGAAGCTGGAGAGATCGAAGCTTGGAAGGGTGGGAACAAAAAAGATATATACGATCAAGTAAAACGTCAATTAGACAAGATAAAGAGCGAGCAACGCTGATATTTATAGATAAGCAAATAAAAAACACATGCCAGCAGCATCACAACAACAACAAAAGCTTATGGGAATAGTACGCGGTATCCAAAAGGGTACAGTAGATCCCAAAGACGTATCAGCAAAAGCCGGAGAAATGGCAAAATCCATGAAACCGGGAGAGGTTAAAAAATTCGCGTCCACAAAACACAAAGGACTGCCAAAGAAAGTAAAGAAAGAAGCGTTAGAGGGCACCATAAGTGAACTTTACGTTGTAACGTCGCCTTATCCTGGATGCACACCAGACTCACTGGTTAAGCCCATCGACCCGCTTAGTGGAATATCAGGAACCGAAATAAATCCTGACCAAGTGCAAGGGGTTTATCCCAATGCTGATCAAGCGATGGTGATAGCAGAAAGAATGTGCGCTGAGTACGAAGAGGGGCAAAGAATGCTCGAAGAGAAGAAGGGAACGACTACAGAGAAGTTAAAGAAAGCGATAGACAAGCTTGAAAAGAAGCGTAAGGAACACATGGATGCAATGAAGGAAGATCCAAAGAAGGCAAGCGACCACAAAGAAGCAGTTGCGAACATAGCAAGCAAGATAGACGACTATCTGACAAAGCTTGAAAAAATCGAGAAGAGCAAAAAGGCTGATGAAAAAGAAAAGATTAACGAAGCGCCAAGAGTCACTGTACAGCAACTTTTTACATCGTTGGATAGCAAAAATCTAAGCAACGACAAATTAGAGGATTTAGAATACGTAAAAAAATTGATAGATACAATACTAGATAAAGAGTACGATACTGTAGCCGACAACCCAGAAGAGCTAGCTAAAGATTACATCTCTAAACGTAAAAAAGATAAAAAATAATTACAATGGAAGCAGTAGGACTTTTCTTGGGTACATTGATGCAGAGCAGAAACCAAGCCCACGTGTATCACCTTCAAGTTACAGGACCCGGATCTCACGCAGCGCATCTAGCGTTACAAGCGTACTACGAAGGCATCGTTCCTTTGATAGACGCTTTAGCTGAAGGCATACAGGGACGCTACGGCATAATCAAAGGGTACCAAATGGCAGGAGCGATAAAGGAAGACAACAACTTCGTTTCTTACTTCGAAACTCTTTGTAAATTCGTTGAAGCGACAAGGAGACAGATACCCCAGGATTCTTACGTTCAGAACCAAGTTGATACAATAGTAGACCTTATAGAAAGCACAAAGTACAAACTAAGAAACCTTCAGTAATGTGCAATTGCAATAGAATATCGTTACACGAATCTGTGAATAGGCTTCTGGTGTCAGAGGGCTTGAACTACCACCTTCAAAACAACGTTCCCATCAACGAGAACATATACAGACCTCAGTCTACATCGTTTATGGATCTCATAGTCGAAGTAAGAGGTCTTTACGATAGCGGTAAAATAAACTTATCTGAAGAAGATAGAGACTACTTCGAAGGCACAGACATAGGCAAATTTGGACTTTACGAAGGGATAAAAGTACCGTTAGACTTTCCAATGACGCTAGAGTTTTTGACGGAAGTAAAAAAGAAGTCAAAGAAAAAACAGCCCGAACTAAACAAACCAAAGCGTGGAGGACCCAAAAAGTTCTACGTTTACGTTAGGAAACCGGGTGGAGGAATAAAAAAGGTTACGTTCGGAGACACAACAGGTCTCAGCGCAAAGATCAACAACCCCGAAGCGAGGAAGTCCTTTGCAGCAAGACACAAATGCTCTCAGGCAAAAGATAAAACGACACCAAAGTATTGGAGCTGTAGACTACCGAGGTACGCAAGCCTATTGGGTCTAAAAAGCAACTTCACAGGATTCTGGTAGTCGTTATTTTTAATTCAAATCGATAGTATGGACCCCGACGGGAAACAAACATTACATGACCTGGAGATCAAAATTCTTAAAAAACGTATCAACGACGTGTCTCATGCTGGCGATGTTTTTCAATCCGCTTGGCTTCGACGCACTATTCAAACTAGTGATGGATTGGACCGGTTCCTATTGGACTACGGATTTGATTTTCTATGGCGTTGCGCTTTCTTTTCTTGGGTTATATTTCTTCTTCAAAAAGCGTTCTGAAAAACATGTCTAGGCCTTACATCGATAATCTAGTAGGCAATACAATAACACGTACTTTCGATCAATCAATAGATCCAATAGAGCTGATGTGGCACAGGGACCTAAAAGATAGGACTGTAACAGCTACGCACAACACAGACTGGAAGGTACAATTGGACAACGAACTGCCTACTGTAATAAAAGACAGCATATTTATACCTAAACTGGCGTGGCACCGTGTCATAAAAGGCGCAGGAGCGCTGACAGTCAAAATAACCGAGCATGAAACAGCAAATTAACGAAGTAAAAAGAATGCAAAAATTAGCTGGTATACTTAAAGAAAACAGCTACGCAGTCTATCAAGAATTGATTGATGATATAGTAGCCTTAGCGAGTAATAGCCCTTACAGTGAATACGAAGCAACGATAGATTTATTGAAACAAGAAAAAATAGGAAGCGATGAATTTATAGAGGACCTAATGAAATATGCAAGAGGTGCTAACTATCATGATATAGCAGACGCATGTGAAGATTTGTTAAGAGGTATACATGCAGAACAAAGCTAAAAATTAAACGAACATGATTAGCTTACTCAGCATACTAAAAATGATAACTGAAGAAAAACCTGGACTTTGGGCAAACATACGAGCAAAAAGAGCTCGCGGTGAGAAGCCTGCTAAGAAAGGGTCAAAAGCGTACAAATCTGCTGTTAAAGCGGCTAAAGAGATAAACAAAAAGAACTAATGAAAAACATATCCCTACAAGCGTTGGTAAGATCTTTAAGAGAAGAAGTAGATCTTCCAGGTGACCAAGAAAAGATAGACGTAGCAGAACCTAAAGGCAAGATAACTGCGGCTGACTTCAAGAAGCTTAGATCAATGAAGAAAAAGCATTCTGTAAAAGAAGGTGGAGACCACGAAGTAGCGATGGCTATGAGCAGCTTAAAAGAGATAGTAAGCAACGCAACACAACTCATGCAAAAGTTAGGCGGAGTAGAAAGAAACATTCCAGGTTGGATTCAAGATCACATAACAAATTCGGAGAATTTTATCGAACAAGCAAATCAGGGTTTTCACGAAATTGAATAAAACGTATTTATAAGATATGAATTTGGAAGCTTTAATACTCAAACAAATGCTGTTAGAACAGGACGAAGAGACAGAAAAAAGGCCCGAAGAAAAAAAGGATTTAACACCTTTCGAAGAGGATCCCATGGGCTTTATACTCAAGAAGTATAGCACGCTCAACGAGTTGCTTACAGAGCTGATGACAGGTTCTTTTAAAGAGTATTTAGATGCCATATTCATAGTTGCACCCAAACCAACCACCTTTAAAATACTATTACACAACGGTCAATACTTTTTTTTAACGTATTTGGGTAAAGCTTACGAAGCGACAATATCTGGTAAGAAGTACTATTTGATGACAACCGGAGAAAAACAGTTGTGCATGCAAGCAATAGCAAGACTTCTTAGATTCGGTTCTCCGCTAAAAACAAAAGGACCCGAAGGCGCTGAAAAGGGTACAGAAGGAGTAGAAGACACAAGCGTAGAAGAACCAGAAACCGAAACACCTCCGGCAGAAGGAGGCGAGGAATTAAAAGAGAACAACATAGCCAAAAGAATAATAGAGAGCTACATACTGAAAGAAGAAAAAGCAGAAGAGGATATATTAGCGGCTTTGAAAAAGAACAAAAACGTAGCTTTAATGCAACCAGTAGCTGCAAAGCACCAGGGAGGTTCAAAATATAAAGTGTATTTAAAAGGAATAAACCCCACAGACAGAAAAGCAAGAGTTGATCTACTAGCTCAATTAACAGGACTTAGCAACGTAAAAGTTATAAAAAAAGGAGCTAAACTATCTCATGATGATTACGCAGAAGTAAGAGTACCATCTGGAACTTTTAAAGTTTATTTTAAGGGGTCCTCAGAGACAGCTACTTCTACAAACGTAAAAGAAGGTCTTGTGATGTCTTTTTATTACAGTAGCATAGAAGAACCTATAACATTAGAAAACTTTGACTCGTCTGTAAAAGCAGCTATATCAGCCACAAATAGAAATAAAGATATAGACGCTAATCTTAAAGAAGAACTTACAACCTATTTAAGAGGCATACAAAAAAATAAAGACAACGTTAAAACGCTTAATCAACCACTATCTCAAGCGCTAACGATAAAATCAGCTTATCCTGATGCAAGATTGGTAAGATCTGGCATATTTAACGCGTACAGATCAGAAGCGCAACAACAATTAAAAATGCCTGCAGATAAGTGGTGTCCTGGAGATGTGTATGTGTTATTAAATTCCGCAGAAGCAGAAACGATATTAGCATTAGCAAAGGAACAAGACAATCCAGCTTCATTCATAGAGATACTCAACGATGCATTTAACGAAAACTGGGGATCTAAAGAAGCACCTATGACAGCTGTTTCTCTAAAGTTCGAAAAAGCTCAAGGAGGTAAAGCAAAAGCTTACTTCGAAAAATTTAGAGCAATAAAAGACGACTATAACCTAACAAAGGACGAGATAAACTACAAAGAAAAGAATTACATAGACGGTATACAGAGGCTAAGAAAAGTGATTCAAAGCAAAGTAAGAGGTGTAAAAGACATAAAATATATTCTACCCGCTGGAGATAAACTTGAAAAAAACATAGATAAACTTAGAGGTAAATACGCCGCATTAAAAGCGCTTAATTTCTTCTTTGATCAACTTGATAAGTCAGAATACGACGATGGCCTTGTGGCTCTAGTAGCTTTTGCAATGTCGCTTTCCGACACTTCTCCTGCGTTTTTCAAAGTAGTTGCAAGTTCATCCGGTCAACCAACAAAACCAGAAACATACCCTCGCGGTGGATCTTTAGCGCTGTTCATGGAAAACAACAAGATCATGCCTATAGAGATAGTAGACGAACCAAGTTTCGGTGGCCTTAAGATAGACATGACAGTTAGTAAAGGCGGAGATCCCTACAGAATAAACCTTGTAGCAAGAAACAACGGTGGCGTACAAGGAACAATAGAAATAGCGAGTGTAAAACCACAATAAAAATAAATGTATTAAAATTAAAAAATAATTGTTACATTTATAAAAAAGTTATGAACATATTCTATTTACACGAAGATCCAATCTTGGCAGCAAGAGATCTGTGCGATCAACACATTCTAAAAATGGGTATAGAATCTGCGCAAATGCTGTCAACTGCACACTGGGCCACAGGCGGCCAAGCTCCATACAAAAAAGCTCACCTAAATCACCCATCGACAAAGTGGGTTAGAGAATCAATACAACACTATAGGTGGTTGGTATACCACGCTGAAGAGATATTTAACATATACACAAAGCATTACGGAAGAGTACACAAAACCCAAGGAATATTAGAGTGGCTAAAACAAAACGAGCCAAAAATACCAGACAACGGTTTTTATGCACCGCCCCAATGTATGCCTGATGAATACAAGCAAGAGAACGCTGTAGACGCTTATAGAACGTTTTACGCCCTTGATAAAATAGTCGGTAAACAATTAACTTACAACAGGGTTAAAGCCAAACCAGAATGGCTATATAGCTAATACACATATTTATAGATAAAGTTTAAAACAAATGAATTTATTCAATTCTTTAAAGAAGATCAGCGAAAAGTGGCTAAAACCAGTTTCTTTTATAGTTGGCTGCCTTTTATTTTTGTACATTTTTATTGTAGTATTTACGCCAAAAACAAAAATATCTAAAGAGTCAAGGAATAAATTGGATTCTATAGAATTGCAAATACAGGCTTTGAAAAAACAGCAAGTAAAACAAGACTCGTTGCTTACAGTTGAATCTAACGAAAGAGTCGCTATCGATAAACAGTTAGAAACGGTAAACAATAAAACTACAATCATTAGAGAGTATTACATAGAAAAATCAAAAGAAGTTTCGAACTACAACTCCACACAGTTAGACTCATTTTTCAGATCAAGATACGGATACTAAAAATTAAAAAAACATGAAAAGCATCTTCATCTCCATATTCACAATTTTTTTATTATCTTTTGCAGAAAAAGCCAAATCGCAAGACACCATAAAAATACCAGTATTTGTAGCTAAACAGATAGCCAAAGATCTAGTATCTTACGATAGCGCTAGAGCAGAGCTGCTTTTATCAAAACAGAGGATAGACTTACTAAATTTAAAAGTTGATTCTTACAACAAAAGCATTTCAGTGTATCAAGAGAAAGAGGTTAACTACGTAAATCAGCTAAATTTATCTGCGGCTAAGTTGGACATTTGGAAGAAAGAATACAACGACTTGGCTAACAGATACAGATCACTGAAGTTAAAAAATACAAGAACACAGATAATAGCTGGTGTATTGGTAGGAACTCTAACTTACTTTGCTATAAAACGTTAACAAAACATGAGTACACCGAACGTTGATTTAAGGGACAGAATAAAAGAGGAGTTTGTTAAGTGCGCCTCTGATCCTGTGTATTTCATGAGAAAGTACTACATGATACAACACCCCACAAGGGGAAGACAGCTGTTCGATCTTTACGAATTCCAAGAAAAAGTACTTAAGATATACCAAAACCAAGAGTATGTAATAATAAACAAATCGAGGCAGTTGGGTATATCCACTCTAGTTTCGGCTTATTCGCTATGGATGATGCTGTTTAATAAAGATAAGAACGTTCTTGTGGTTGCTACTACGCAATCAACAGCAAAAAACATGGTAACCAAAGTGCGATTTGCGTATCAGAATTTGCCAACCTGGTTAAAAATAGGTCACACTGAAGACAACAGGCTTAGTTTAAGGTTAACAAACGGTTCTCAAATAAAAGCTGTATCAGCCGCCGGTGACGCAACACGTTCAGAAGCGGTATCGTTGCTTGTCATAGACGAAGCTGCGTTCATAGATCGTATCGAAGAGATATTTACCGCAGCTCAACAAACTCTTGCAACAGGCGGTCGATGCATAGCTCTTTCTACGCCAAACGGAATAGGTAACTGGTTTCACAAGACATACACCAAAGCCCAGAAGAAAGAAAACAATTTCACCCCCGTAAGCTTGCCCTGGAGAGTACACCCAGAAAGAGACGAGACTTGGAGAGAGCAACAAACAAAGGAGTTGGGCGTAAGAAACGCAGCACAAGAGTGCGATTGCGATTTCGCCACTTCAGGAAACAGTTACATAGAACCGGACATACTAACCCACTACGAATTGAACACGGTGAGCGAGCCTTTCGAAAGACGTGGAATGGACAAGGCCCTTTGGATTTGGGAATATCCCGATCCAGTGAAACACTACATGTTGATAGCTGACGTTGCGCGTGGAGACGGAAGCGACTATTCTGGCTTTCACGTAATAGACATAGAAACAATAACCCAAGTCGCAGAGTACAAAGCGCAAATAGATACAAGAGAGTACGCGAACATTCTTTTAGCGACAGCGAACGAATACAATCAAGCTTTATTGGTAGTAGAAAACGCAAACATAGGTTGGGACGTAGTTCAAACCCTAGTTGAAAGGAATTACACAAACTTGCACTACGGTCACAGGGCAGACAGCGACGGTAGCTTTGAAAAATACGTAGACAGATTCGATAGAGCTGCAGGACTAGTTCCAGGGTTCAGTACAACTCAAAAAACAAGACCGCTTGTACTAGAAAAAATGAGAGATTTTATAGAAAACAAAGTGTGTACAATAAGATCTGTAAGACTGTTAGAAGAGTTGCGTGTATTTATATGGAAGAACGGTAAACAACAAGCGATGCAGGGGTACAACGATGATCTAGTGATGAGCTTCGCAATAGGCATGTACCTTAGAGAGACTTCTTTGAGATTCAAAAAAACAATGAACAACTTGACTAGCGCTACGATAAACAACATAAGTAAAACTAGTCAACCAAACTCTTACTATAACCCAAACAGTTACTATAACGATCCTTGGAGCATGAGCATAGCAACTCCACAAGGAAGCGAAAATATAGACATTAGCTGGTTAATATAAAAATATGGCAGAAGAACAAAAAAAACCCGAAAACAATCTATTTAGCGCTCTGAGAAGACTATTCTCTACCGATGTAATCATTCGTAACGAAGGCGGTGGAATGGTAAAAGTCATCGATAGCGATAAGATACAAACGTCAGGCGTAATACAGACGAACAGTCTTATAGATAGATTCCATAAAGTCTACACAACGTCAACAGCGTACGGTGTTAACATGAACTTGGCGCAAAACTACCAATCAGCGAGAGTTCAGATATACGCAGATTACGACGCGATGGACACAGACGCTATCATCGCTTCCGCGTTGGACATCATCGCTGACGAGTGTACGTTGAAGAACGAGCAAGGAGAAGTGCTACAGATACGGTCTTCTGACGAAAACATCCAAAAGCTTCTTTACAACTTGTATTACTCTATACTAAACGTAGAGTTTACTCTGTGGTCTTGGATAAGAAACATGTGTAAATACGGTGATTTTTACATAAAACTGGAAATAGCAGAGGGTTTCGGAGTGTACAACGTGATCCCGTTCTCTGCCTACAACATAGTTAGACAAGAGGGGTACAACATAAAAAACCCAAGCGAAGTTAGATTTAAGTACGATCCAAACGCAGCTATCGCATCTACCACAGGTTACGGCTCAGCTTTCAACAACCAAGATACTGGCATCTTCTTCGATAACTACGAGATGGCGCATTTCAGACTCACAGGCGACGTTAACTACCTGCCTTACGGTAGATCTTATTTGGAGCCAGCAAGAAAGCTGTTTAAGCAGTATACGCTTATAGAAGACGCCATGTTGATTCACAGGATAGTAAGAGCCCCAGAAAGACGAGTGTTCTACGTTAACGTTGGTGCTATACCTCCAAACGAAGTAGAAAACTACATGCAAAGGATGATCAATAAGATGAAAAAAACTCCTTTGATAGATCCCCAGACAGGCGATTACAACCAAAAGTACAACGTGCAAAACATGCTCGAGGACTACTTCATACCTGTAAGAGGCAACGATCAGGCCACAAGAATAGACACAGCGAAGGGTCTGGATTACAACGGTATCGAAGACGTTGCGTACTTTAGAGAGAAACTTTTTGCAGCGTTGAAGGTACCAAAGGCTTTCATGGGATACGAAAAGGATTTGACAGGTAAAGCGACCCTAGCAGCAGAAGACATACGATTTGCAAGAACCGTAGAAAGGATACAAAGGATCATAGTTTCAGAATTGACTACGATCGGTTTGATCCACCTATACGCTCACGGATACACGAACGAATCAGCTGCCAACTTCACAATATCGTTAACAAATCCGTCTATCATATACGATCAAGAAAGGATTGCGTTATTCAAAGAAAAGATAGACTTAGCAAGACAAGCGATGGAAGGTCAATTGTTACCAAGAGACTTCATATACGATAAAGTATTCCACTTCTCTGAAGATCAATACCTAGAGCTGGAAGACATGATACTAGAAGACCAAAAACGTCTATTCAGATACAAACAAATAGCTGAAGAAGGCAACGATCCATCAGAAACAGGACAAGCGTTCGGTACTCCTCACCAATTGGCCAGTCTTTACGGAGGCAAAGGTGATATGCCACTTGACGTACCGACAGGATACGATGAAAATAAACCTAAAGACGAATACAAATCCCCAGGCCGTCCCCAAAAGCACAAATCTATACGTGGCACAGACGCTAGTTCTTTTGGAAGAGACGCAATGGGTACTTACGATTTAAAATCAAACGCTGAAACAGGAGAAGATAACATGAAACCTGAATACCGTGGAGGTCCTTTAGCTTTCGAAAACTCTAACAGCGAATTTTACAAAAACAAAAAAATGTTAGATTCAATGTTTTCTTCAAAATCAAGAAAAACAAAATTATTTGAAGAGAGCGATATATTAAACGAAGATAACATATTAACAGATCCGGAGTAAATAATCATATATTTATAGGTAGAATCTAATCACAATATGGCAGTTAAACACAGCAAATATAGAAACACAGCAATTCTGTTTGAATTGTTGGTTAGACAAACAACATCTGACTTACTACAAAACAGGGATTCGAAGTCTGTTAAGATTTTAAAAAAGTATTTTAGTAATACAGAGTTAGGTAAAGAGTACGCTCTGTACAGTTCGTTTAACACTACGCCCAAGTTAACAGAGGGAAAAGCTGAAATGTTCATAAGCACAGTTTTGGACCAAAGAAAAAAATTGGATCAAGAAAAATTGGACAGATTGAAGTATAACTTGATAAAAGAGATCAAAAGCAATTACGATATCGATAACTTCTTCAAAGCCAAAGTTGACAATTACAAAACTTACGCGTCCATATACACAATATTTGAATCTCACACAAACAAATCTTTCGACGTAAAGCAAGTACTTTTAAGTAAAATAAACCTACTAGAACATATAACCGAAGAGAACATCGAAAACAAACCGATATCTTCCGTAATGGTAGAGGAGTTTATGAAAGAGGACAAAGAGATTAGACTTCTAGCTTACAAAATAATAGTTGAAAAATTCAATTCAAAGTATTCGAAATTTTCTGAAAGACAAAAGAACGTTTTAAAAGAATACATAAACAGTGTATCCGATACAGAATACCTAAAAGCGTATCTTAACAAAACCATCAAAGAAATAAAATCAGAGCTTGTTTCAATCAAAGATTCGGTTAAAGACGACGTTACAAGGATTAGATTGAAAGAGACTATAAAGCTTTTGGAACCAATAAAGCCAAATCAAAGCATAAAAGACGAGAACATATCTAACGTCTTACAGTACTTAGAATTGGTAGAAGAGTTAAAGAAACTTTAGAATCAAAAAATATGCAATTTAACAACCAGTTTGCTACAATAAAACTGAGAGAAACCATCGCTGAGAACCAGGTTATCTTCTCGATAGACGACCAAAAGATAGATGATTTGTTTTCAAACGAATTTAGAGGCGATGTAGAATACGTACAAGACGGTTCAGACGTTTACTACGTGATTGATCAAAACGACTTTGAGAAGTTTGTAGACTACGTACAAAGCGTAGGATTGGATTCGAACAACATACACGTTCACGAATACTTTAAAGAACAGGGTAACGTTACAGGAGGAGGAGAAGCGTATTTACCGGGGTTGGACGTTCCAGAAAAAAAGTACAAAGGCCAAAACGAAGGAGACGGGTACGAAAAAGTAAAGGGATTCAGAGCGGGCCACACTCCGGATAGAGGCGGTTTCCAATACAAAGATTTGTGGGACGTTAACGAAGAGTACGAAACAGACAAAAAGCTTAAAGTAACTCTTAAAGGTAACATAAACTACAACAAGATAGGCGACGTAACAGACGTTTCGAAAGACGGAAAGTACTACACACTACAATTCAAAAACGGGAAAACAGCTATATATCACCAATCAGACTTAACTAAACCCGCTGCACAAAAATCTTTTGAAGAGAAACCAAGACTAGACATAAGCGAAGAGGATATACAAGAGGCGTACGTACCAGACAACATAAAGAATTTTGCTAAAAGAAAACAGATTACTGGCATTGTAAATCAAGTAGCTCGTTGGGCTGAAAAAGCAGGTAAACGCATTGTTGGTGGAACAGCTGTTGGTAAAAATTATAGTACATTAATACTAGATTTAACTTATCAAGGCGGAGAAGTACGCATCAATACAGATGATGAAACTATTGAAGTTAATGGAGATTGGGTTGACAGCTACCAGGGCTTTGTAGCTGCTTTAAGCGATGAATCACTAAACGAAAACTACCACCGCTTCAAGAAAGAGACTGTAACCAGAAGCAAAGAGCAGCAGATGCACGAAGCCATTAAATTGGTGCGCAAGAAGCTGTACGAAGCTGAGAAGGTTATGGATTACGTAAACACAATGAAAGAAGAGCTTGGACTACGCGAATACAAGGGTCACACAAGCAAACTGATGGAGAAGCTTCAAGTATCCATCTCCGAGATATACAAAAAATACAAATCAATAAAGTAACATGGCAAAATCAAAATCATCAGGAGATAGCCGTAAAGTAACTTTCGGTAAAAGAAAAAAAGGAAGCTCACAAAAATCACACAACAAACACGATAGAAAAGAAAAAATGTATCGTGGACAAGGAAGATAATATTTATTGATATGAACATAACCAAACTATACCAACAGCTACAAGAGGGTAAAACGTCCCGCGATTACTTCGTTAAAGAAGCACGCAGACAATTTCCACAGTTCATCAGTCCAGTGACTTCTTTTAAAGACGCTGTGAACATACTAAAAGGAAAAAGACTAGTATCAGAGAACGTAACCAAAGAGGTAAGCGGTGCATTCTTCGATGCTCCAACTTTTAAAAACGAATTACAAACCACCGAAGAATCTTTACAGGAGATAAAGGGCGTAGACGAAGAACTTCTTGATATAGTGCTTAAGTACGTTAAAGATCCTGACGAAGCTATACAGTATATAAAGAGGGGAATGCCGGATTGGTTAGAAGCTAATCTAGATAGAGACGAAGATTATAAGAATTATTTAAAAAGTACGAGAGGAGTAGATCTATACCCCGGAAACATGGGAGATGAGATGTCTGCTCCTAGAGAAGGAAAAATAAACGAAGCCCACAAACTTGACACAGAGCAGATATTGGATCGCATGTCTCCTTACGCTGTTAGAAAGGGCATAGAGTTAGAGTTGAAGAAAGAAAAGGTGATAGACAACACTACACTCAATAAAATCAAGACCCGTGTCGCTAAGAAGCTTCAAAAAAATAAAAACGCTTACGAAGACCAAGTTTTCTCAAACGTTAAAGAAATAGACAAAAAAGATAAGCAATTAGAAACAAAGGAAGTAACCCAAGAGTTGAACGATAAACACAACTCAATGAAAAAAATTAAGGGGTACAAAGAAGAGAAGGCAAACACAAAAGCTTCTAAGAAAGAAAACAGAAAGGGAAAACCTAAAGGCGTAAAAGTGATGCCTGACAAAGGCGTTACTGGATCTGAAAAGATATTAAAAGAAGACATTCAGGATAGAGCAGACGCTATTAATAGGTTCGCTAGACTAGTTAAATCTAAAAACATCGAAGATATAAAAAACGAATTAGAAGCGATAGTACAGTTTCCAGAACAGAGCAGTATTACGCCTAGTGAAGCAACAAAGATAATTAAAAAATATTGCACACCAGAAGAAGCTCAGCAGATATTAGACGACATAAATCAACCAATGACCGATCCAGCTGGTGGCAGCGGTTTATCTTCTCATCTTGAAGAGGATGAATTTAGAGCACCAACAAACAAACCGTTGGTTAACAAAGAAGAGGTGGACGACCAAGAATTGGAAGCATTAAAAATGAAAGTTATAGGTTGGTATAAAAAAAATTATACTAATTCAAAATCACCGCTCGTTTCAAAATGGGCAACTGAATTTGAGGCAGACGTAAACAGAGCTACAAACAAACAAGAAATCAAACAAGTCGTAGATAGCATATTGATGGGAGATACAACCACCGCTATGACTAACTTGGGTTTAAACGAAGACAAAGCGGAGGTGTTGAACAATATAAAAGAGTTTTTACAAGAGTACAGCTACTTGGAATACCACCAAGGCATGGAAGTAAACACACCAGACGGTCCCGGAGTAGTTAAAGAAATAATGGGCGGTACGTTAACTATAGAGTTGGAAGACAGCGCTTTAAGAGACTATCAAATGAACGTAATAAACAAAGCAACAACAGATAGTAAAGAACAACCAAAACAAACACCGCAAGCCGCAGCAGTCGACAAAGACAAAGAAGATAGGGACGCAGCATTCTCAAAGTTTCCTTTTGGCAACCTTGGCAGCGTAAAGGGCCCAGACACTGGAATAAAGAAAGAGGCCTACAAGAACATGACACACGAAGAGAAACTTAAAGCGATAATGGAAAAAGTTCAAGCGATGGAAGAGGGCGAAAAGAAACACAAGGCTTTGGACATTGTAAAGAAGAAGTTGAAAGAGGCTACAAAAATCCACGCAGGAGGAGAAGTTTTTTTTAAGAAAGATTCAGAAGTACCAGGATTTGAAGCTGATCTAAAATCAGCAGGAGTTAAATACACAAAAGAGAGAGTAGCATCATGAGCAAACAACTTTTAATAGAGCATTCTTTTTTTACACCAACTATTAACTTACACGAGGGATTAAAAAACCAAAACGGTAACCTTATAGTTAGGGGTAAAGTGCAAGCTAGCGACAAACCAAACGCAAACCGCAGAGTGTATCCTTACGAAACTCTGTTCGAACAGGTTAAAAAATACGTCGACGGTCCTATAAAAGAGAAGCGTGCGCTCGGAGAACTGGATCACCCAGAGAGCTCTATCATAAATTTGAAAAACGTTTCTCACAACATACTGGATCTTTGGTGGGAAGGTAAAGACGTTTTCGGTACTATCGAAATACTGCCTACTCCCTCTGGTAACATACTCAAAGAGCTTTTTTTAAACAACATAACTGTAGGCATATCCTCAAGGGCTTTGGGTTCAACCACTCCCATGGCAGAAGGCTTAGTGAAAGTTGAAGAAGATTTGGAATTGATATGTTGGGACTTTGTTAGTCAACCCTCAACCTACGGTTCTTACATGAAACCTGTTAACGGTTTAAGAGAGTCTTACGACGCAACAATCATAACTCAAACGCAAAACAAATACACAAACGTTAACAATTTGATGAGAGACATCATATGTGAAATGTCGGGTGTATGTTGCATAAACTAATAAAAATGAAACTATTTGAAATATTAAGCGAAGAGTTTTCAGCAAACGATCCGGTGTTAATGGCTCTTAGAGCTGCTAAAGATACTAGACAAAAAAACTTAAAAGCCTACGCCGCTAGTATGAAAAAAAGGGTGTATGGAAAGAAGAGAGAAGACCTCGTAGACAGATTAGAAACTCTTAACGATGATCTTTTGGATTTGTATAAACAAAAAAAGCAAGCGTTTATAGACATGGAATTAGACGCGGGTGAGAAAGGAAGTTCGTGGAGCGACCAAGATGCTAACGAATACGGTGATATGCTAAACAGCATTGATGAAAAAATAGACTCTTTGATAAAAACTAGACAAAAGATTGAAATAGCTTTATCGTACTAATAAGAAAAGCAAAATATTTTTAGAAATAGCTAACTTTTTGTTAGCTTTTTTTGTGTATATACATATTCTACAAAAAATGCACGTATTTATTGGTAAATGCGCAAATCTCACTATTGCGCTAAATCAATGAAACCTCATATTGCTTCCCTCCCCCAAATAAGCAATTAAAAATCAAAGGAAACATAATGGAAACAAACATTTACAAGCAATCACTTCTTGATGCTAAAGCGGTGCGTGCGAGCATTATCGCTAACGCAAAAGCTGAACTTCAAGAGGCAATTGAGCCAAAGATCCAAGACATGATACGCACTAAGCTATCAGAAGAATTGGAAGAAGAACTCGAAGAGGAAGTAGAAGAAGGATACGACATGGAAGAAGGCGAAACTCACGAAGAAGGCTACTACGGCGAAAAAGAAGATCAAACAATGTCTGAAGACGACGTTACAGACGCAACTTTGGAAGAAATTCTTGCCGAATTAGACGCTTTGGAAGAAGACCAGAACCTTAACGAAGTAGAAGAAAACGTTGAAGAAGAAGGCTACAACATGGAAGAAGGAGTTGAAGAGGCTGAAGAAGAAGCCGAAGACGACGAAACCGTTGATGCAGAAATCGAAGACGAAGAAGAAACTACTGACGACGAAACCAAAGTTGTAGACATCACTCTTGGCGACCTCAAACAAGTTCTACAGTCTGTAATGGCACAAAAAGACACGACCGCCGACGAATTCGAAGCAAGCGAAGAAGAGTCAGAAGAAAGCTCAGAAGAGCCTTTATCTCTTGACGAAATCTTGGCAGAATTAGAAGAAGCCGAAGGTCACAAAGAAGAAAAGCACGAAGAAGGTAAAAAAGTTGAAGAGATGGAAAAAGAGCTAGAAGAAGCAAAAAACACTATAGCTGCTTTAAATGAAACTCTACAAGACATCAACCTATTGAATGCGAAGCTTCTTTACATGAACAAAATTTTCAAAGCAAAAACTTTGACAGAATCAGAAAAAGTAAA